CCAATTAAAATAGATACTTCAATTAAATCAGTTACAACATTAAGAAATCCAATACGAAGAGTAATTAGTCATTATGTTAAAACATATGATAAATCTATTAAGAACCCCATAGAAGATTTTGAAAATTGGTTTGTTAGTGACTTAGACTTTATGGCAAAAAATAACATGCAGTCTAGATTTTTAATAAATGGATTTTCCCAAGAGTATAAAAATAAAAAGATAGGTTTAGATGATACTAGATTAGTAGAAAAGCTGAGGGCGGACTCATGGGGGATAGGAAATATTGATCCAACTATAGAGCTAGCAAATAATGCATTAAAAGATATGCTACTAGTAGGCAAGACAGAGCATATTAATTATTTTATAAAAAGTCTATCTGATATCATGTTTGAGGGGTATGGAATAGATCCATTCTATATAAAGACAAATAAAATAAAAAATAGTAATTCTATGAGCGACTATATATATAAAGAACTTGATGTTAGAATACTAAAAATGATAGAAAATAACAACGAAATAGATTTTAATTTATGGGAGTCTGTAAAACATTGACACTAGTTGTCTTATATTGTATAATTAAGTAAGATTTATGATGCAGGAAGTATCATTATTTAAAAAGAAAAGATAATATGAAAACGGTTGGCGATAAGCTTGGAGATTTTTCGGTAGTTGGCGTTAAGCCAGGTGCCCTTAGCTATGAAGATAGCTCATTTGAAATTTTAACTCAGGATTCTTTTGAAGGAAAATGGAAGATCATTGCCTTTTATCCTAAAGACTTTACTTTTGTATGCCCAACAGAAATTGTTGCATACGATGCTCTAGTTAATGACTTTAACGATAGAGATGCAGTTCTTATGACTGGATCTGTTGATAATGAATTTTGTAAGATTGCATGGAGAAATGCACACGAAGATCTTAAGAAAACAAACTCATGGTCATTTGCAGACACAGCACACCAACTTGCCAGCGATCTTGGAGTTCACCATTCTTCTGGAGTAACGTATCGTGCAACATTTATTATTGATCCAGATAACATTATTCAGCATGTAACAGTAAATAATCTAGATGTTGGTAGAAATCCAGATGAAACTCTGCGTGTACTTGATGCGCTTCAAACAGGTGAGTTATGTGCATGTAACAGATCATTAGGTGGAGAAACTATATAATGTCATGGGTAGACCAGCTTAAAGAATCTCTTCCAGATTACGCTAAAGATATAAAGCTGAATCTAGATTCGGTTATTAATAGATCAGCAATTGATTCAGAGCAGGCTACATATATTTCAATAGCCGCAGCTTTTGCAACGGGCAATCCAAAGCTGCTTGCTTTTATAGTTGCAAGTGCTACAGACGAAGTTGAAAAAAATGCTGCTCTTACGGCTGGCGCTATCATGGCACAAAATAATGTATGGTATCCATTTATAGAGATGGCTGATGATGTAAACCTCAAAGGGCTACCAGCACAATTAAGGATGAATGCAATATCATCTCATGGCGGAACAACAAAGGGAAAGTTTGAAGCATATTCATTAGCATCTTCTATTATTGGTAAGTGCCATTTCTGTGTTAAAGCACACTACGAAACATTAAAAGAAGAAGGATATAGTGTTGAGCAGTTGAGAGATATTGGTAGAATCGCCGCAACAATAAATGCCCTATCAAAAATATTATCAGCATGATAAAAGAATTCTTTGGTAAAATTATATGTAAGTTTAAGGGCCATAAATTAATTTTTGCTGGTTCTTGTCCATTTACTGGCGGAACTTACGATTATTGCAGTATGTGTAACGCAATGATTCCCAGAGAGGAATTATCTTAAATGAAAATGTGTGTATGCCACAGAAGCAAGAATCAACCATACTGTGATGGAAGCCATAATAAAATTTTAGTAGAAGAAAATGTGGGCAAACCATTTATAAGAATTAAGCCAGAGGAAAAAAAAGAAGAAGAATGAGAAAGCTATTAGACGGAACTTTTGTAGAAGAATTTTCTTCTGCAGTTGATCTTACTATTCATACCAAATCTCCAGAAAAATGGAAATTGGTAGATTTAGAAACTGGACAAGAATATGTAGGATCAAATGTTCCAACTAAATATGGTAGGTGGAGAAGAATCAAAGATAGAATAATTGGGGATTAGCTCAGCGGCAGAGCGGGAAGCTGTTAACTTCTAGGTCATTGGTTCGAATCCAGTATTCCCAGCACTATTGACAGACTATTTTTTATATTATAAAATAGTTATCTACAGAAAGAAGGCGGTACTATGGCAAATCCATTTATTTCATTTACTGGAAGAATTGGTCAAGAACCAGAAGCAATTGGGTCAAGCGGTGTTCGTTTGCGAGTTGCAACAAGTGATCGTATAAAGAATGATGAAACTGGTCAGTGGGAAGACAAAAATACTTCATGGTGGACAGTCAAGGCCTGGAAGTCATTAGCGGAACAATCAAAGATAACTCTTAAAAAGGGTATGGAAGTTACTATTACTGGTAAGATATACGAAGAAACATGGACTGATAAAGAAGGTCAAAAGCGTACATCAGTAGAAATTAATGCAGATACAATTGCTGTTACTACATTTACTTTGTCAAAGGGTGCTCCAAAAGAGTCTGGACTAGATGCATTTCCTTCATGGAAAGAGCTATCTGATATACCATTCTAATTTAGCTATGGTATAATTTACTTATGTTTACAAATAATCCAAATTTAATTCAAATAGGTACTAAGGTATGGGTTTATAAAAACTTTATATCTAAAGAAGATGTTGCTAAAGTAAATGCCCTATACGATGATCTTCCAATAGAAAAATTTATGTATGACAGCCATGAGCTAGACTGGTATAAAGATAAGAGCGGTCCAAACAACATGGAGTTAGTTAATATTTGGAAAAAAGCTGGAGACTTTTTAGGTCCAGAGTATGTTGCACACCCTAATCTTTCTATGCAGTACATGAAGCCTGGCGACGAGCCAATGTTTGTTCATGCAGATAGCCCAGGCGAAGGCGAGATGGACCAGCTTGTTTCAACAGACAGATGGAGTTCATGCTGCATCATTTCATACGGCGCAGTTATTTATTTTGGAGATTTTACTGGCGGTGAAATATTTTATCCAAGCATAGACAAAGATGGCAAGACAGCCTTCGATAGAAAAAATGAACCAGACAGAGAATGTTTATCTTATGCTCCACAACCAGGAGACTTAGTAATTCATGATTCTCATAGCCCATGGGAGCATGGAGTAACTGAAGTAAAGTCTGGCAAAAGATATGCTTACTCTTTATTTGTTATGCATAAAGATGCTAACCCAGGTTCTTTTTATAATTATAATACAAAAGAATCTAATGATCAGATAGAAAATGATTTACAGTCTTGGGGAACACCACTGTTCGTCAATCCTCAGTTCGCACACAGACCAGACGCATACTAATGAAACAAGAATTTTTAGAAGCCCTCAAAGAAAAAAGGGTTTTGTTCCTTAAATCTTATATAGAAAAAAATCCTTCATGGCAGAATTTTATAGAACTAATTGACTATCAGTATAACAATCCTCCAACAATTACAAATGGAGAATTTGATGATGTGTTTATATATAACCATGGTAAAAATACACAAATGTACTCGGGTTCAAAAGATGGCCATACACTTTCATTAAATTTATGGCACATATATCATAAAGATCCATCTTTTGATAACTCCCATAGATTTTATGATATGCCATACATTCAAGATTTTATAAAAGACTTTGCACCTGAGAGCTTTGCAGCAAAGTCAATCATTAATCTTGCGGGCAACGAGTTTTATGGTTCAGTTCATAAAGACCCACAAGATGTAGTTTCTTGGTGTTGTGTTGGATCAGTTGAGTATAGAATATATGAAGATGTTCCAAATTCAGAGTATAGTTGTAACATTGATAACACAGATTTAAAATATGATTCATATATTATGGAGCCTGGCGATGTAATTCTTGTGCCATCTGGAATAATTCATCAAGCAATTTCTTATGAACCACGAGCATCAATACTGATAGATCTGTAACATGTGGTCCTGGCTTTTAGCTGTTATAGGTGTAACTGGCATTTACTTTGTCGGAAGAAAAACTATTTGGGGCTGGATAGTACTTTGTTTTAATGAAATACTATGGATAACATATGCAGTAATAACAAAACAATATGGCTTTATCTTTTCAGCAATAGCATATGCAGCTGTGTATATTAAATCCTTCATACATTGGAGGCGGGAAGAGCCAGAAGATGATAAGGTGTATAATGAGATATACACTCATGGTCAGATAGATCATCGATATATTAAGTAGATTGGTTTAACATGACAGACAGAGCAATGTGTAAAACATGTGATATAGCAACAAATAAAGCTATGTGGGAGAATTACCCAGAGATGATGGATATGTGCAAGATGTGTCAAGGCTTTCAAGACGCTATAAATGAAGCCATAGATAAGCAAAAGAAGCTTATGAAAAGACTTGAAAAAGTCATTGACAAAAACTCCAAATAATATTATAATTAGGATATATACAGGGTCAGGCGGACAATGTATCTAACCAAAGG